ACCAATTGGACGGACGACAATGGCCGCGTAATTGTGGAACCCGAAAAAAATGAAAGCGGACGTTAACTGGCGTTTTTACACCGAAAATAACCAAGACCATGGCAACTCTTTCCTCCATCATCACCCCGTCGAACATCACGACTGCGACGAACACGCAGACGCTTACCAACAAGACGCTCACAGGGGCTGCCATGAATGGAACCGTTGGAGCCACAACGCCAAGTACCGGAGTTTTTACAACGCTAGCTGACGCCATCGGTGATGTCCGCATTATTCCCCAGAACTCGCAATCAACTGCGTACGCTCTGGTTCTTTCGGACGCGGGCAAGCACCTGCTTCACCCGTCAGCAGACACGACAGCTCGTACTTTCACGATCCCGGCCAACTCCAGCGTCGCCTACTCAATCGGAACTGCGATCACGTTCGTTAATCAAAATGGCGCAGGTACTTTGACCATTTCCATTACGACTGACACTATGCGGCTAGCTGGTGCTGGAACAACCGGCAACCGTACTCTTGCGGCGAACGGTATTGCGACGGCTTTGAAAATCACTTCGACCGAGTGGATCATCAGCGGAACCGGGTTGACCTAACATGGGTGCGTATCAGCAAGTTTTAGCTGGTTTAGGAATGGTGCTTCCTCCTTCTACTGTTGAGTATTTGATTGTCGCAGGAGCAGCAGCCGGTGGATCAAATTGGGGCGGAGGAGGAGGTGGTGGTGGAGTTTTGTATAACTCCAGCCAATCTGTCTCTGCCGGAACAAGTTATTCTATAACAATCGGAGGTGGTGGTGCCGGTGCTGCTGGGTCTGTAAATGGGGCCAACGGAAGCAACAGCTCTTTTTCAACTACTACAGCCACCGGTGGCGGTGGCGGTGGTTACATTGGCAACAATGGCAATAACGGAGGTTCTGGAGGTGGAGCAGGAGGATTGCTGAACAACGCCGTTGGTGGAACTGGAACATCGGGCCAAGGAAACAAAGGAGGAGATAGCAACAACACCGTTGGATCAGGCGGTGGCGGAAAAAATGCCGCAGGAACAATTTCGGGTGGTGGAGTAGGATATTCTTTTGATGGAGTTACCTATGGATCGGGAGGTGGAGGATGCACGCAAAGCGTTGCTGTGGGTGCGGCAACATCCGGTGGTTCATCGGAGGCCGGAAATGGAGGTTCGGGGGCGGGTTCTACGGGTGGGTCTGGAACGGCAAACACAGGTGGCGGTGGTGGCGGAGGATCAAATGGTGGAGGAGGTGGATCGGGCGGAAGTGGCGTCGTAATAATTAAGTATGCTGATTCTTTCGCAGCCGCGACATCTACAACTGGTTCTCCAATTTACACCGTTTCTGGAGGCTATCGTAAATACACGTTTACCGCTTCGGGTTCTATCACTTTCTGACCATGGCTCACTTCGCAGAAATTGATTTGAACAACGTTGTAACTCGCGTGCTTGTTGTTCCCGATAGCGAAGAATATCGCGGCCAGCAGTACTTGGCCGTTGATCTGCTTCTCGGTGGTCGCTGGATTCAAACCAGCTACAACGGTCGAATCCGCAAGAACTACGCTGGCATCGGATTCACCTACGACGAAACGAGGGATGCTTTCATCCCGCCGAAACCTGCTTTTGCTTCTTGGGTTCTCGATGAAGAAACCTGCCGTTGGATCGCTCCAGTGCCATATCCCAACGACGGCAAGATGTACGTTTGGGATGAGCCGACTGTTTCTTGGGTTGAATTAACCAAGAGATAAATTGAAAATGGACGTTAACTGGCGTTCCTGCGCTGGGAATAACAGTTAGCCTTGGTATGACTTCCTGCCAAATAAGCCGGTTATGTTAAAATCGGCAAATGAGTTTTACCGACATTTTGTTTAATGCAGCCGGTGGCGGCGTCCTTGGCATGGCGTTGCATTGCTTTACAGACTGGCTCGATACCAAGAACAAGATTGCCCTGATGAACGCTCAGGTTGCCGCTGCCGAAAAGACCGAGGCATGGAAGGCTTTCTCTGCTAGCCAAGGCGATAACGGCCCGCTTCAGGTGCCGCAAGGGGTCTGGCCGTGGGTTTCCTCGGTGTACGTCCTTGTCTATGCTATGAAGGAGGCAATGCGGCCATTCCTATGCCTCGTGGGGGCCATGTTCGTCGTCATGGTATATCAGGGGTCGGATCAGGCTGGCAAAGCCGCCTTGGCCTCGGAAATCATCTTTGGAGCTTTTACTGCGTGGTTCTGGTATTTTGGAGCACGCTATTCGCGCAATCTCAAGTAAGCCATGAGCTACGATCCATCATCCCAAGACTCAATGTTTTCAAGAATTATGGAAAAGCTTGAAAACCAAGACCATGCGTTAAGGGAGATTAAAGAGCAGGTTTATAAAACCAATGGCCGGGTTAATGACTTGGAGCGGGATAGGTGGTATCAGCGGGGTGTGGTAGCCTCTATTGGAATTGGGGTTTCCTATCTCTGGAACATCATTACCAATCGCTAATGAATCCGCGCAATCTACCCTGCAATAGTCCTCGCCGCGATGTAAGTGGTGGAAAGAAGTTTGTTGTTAGGGCGTGCGCTAATGGCAAAGAACGAGTTGTTCGTTTTGGCGATGCCAATATGACCATCAAGAAGAACCAGCCTGATCGCAAGAAAAGCTATTGCGCCCGGTCTGGCGGAATTAAGGGTAAGGATAACAAACTATCAGCAAACTATTGGAGCCGCAGGGCATGGAGCTGTTAAAACTATGAGCACTAAAAACGAGAAGTATAAGTCAAAGAAGCAGGAAATGAAGCACGAGCGTTCCGAGGGCAAGATGGAGCGCAAGATGGAATATGGCAACCCCAAGGGCGGCTACTGCGTTCGCAAGCCCTGCAAATAATCCCATGCCACTCACTAAAAAAGGCCGCAAGATTGAGTCTGCCATGATTAAGCAATATGGCAAGAAACGCGGCGAAGCTGTCTTCTACGCCTCTCGAAACAAGGGTATTATTACGGGCGTTGATTACAAGCGCAAGAAGTTGTAAAATGCTGTATGTCTCGTTACAGCAGTTTCGGCCCTCTTGATACCCAAATCGAAGAACAAAACGATGTTGGTTTTTTGCGCTTCAATGACAGACTGAGGCCGGATCAGTTGCAGCCCGGTGAATTGGCTATGTCGGTCAATGGGCGTATGTCGGTTGAGGGGGCTTGGCAGACACGAAAGGGTGTTGATAGCTTTGGTCCGGTTTTGACGGTTAGCACCGTTGCCCTGACCGCGCCATTTACCTGCTACACCAATAAGACTATCAGCAGCGCAACGAGAAGCACGACAACTGTAACCGTCACAACCTCTACTGCTCATGGATTTGTGGCCGGAACCCTCGTCTATGTCTCCGGTCTTACCGGGACAGTTGATCCTACCGGCAACCGCGTTATTGTAAGTGCGGGAACAACAACATTCACTTTCACTATTCTTGGTGCCACAGGTTCCGAGACATATGCCGTTGGTGGTGGAGCAATCGCTGGTGCCCCTCTAATCTCCTCCGCGATCAACGCGGCCTATGGCAGCTGCCTCTATTCCGACCCCAAGAGCAGCAATTCGGAATACATCCTTGTTGCCCTTCAGTCTAAGGCAGTAGCTGTAAACCGTTTAACTGGATCGTCCACCGACATCTCATATCCTTCTGGAGTTACCATTACATCATCGGTTGAGATGATTCAAGCTTTTGATAAGGTATTTATCTTCAGAGATGGAGCAACTGCGCTTTATTGGGGCGGAACGCTAACAGGAAGTCCTGCCTTTGCCAAAGTTGCGAATGGAGCCTATTCCGCGACAACCTATTTTGATGCTGTAAACAATACGTCAGTCACAGATGGTATTGTTACGGTTACAGCCACATCCCACGGACTTAGCGTTGGAACAAAAATTTATGTAGTAGATAAGCATAATATTGATGGACTCATTGTTGGTGGAAACGGCTATACGATTGCAACCGTCCCATCGGCCAATAGCTTTACCTTCTACTCTCAAATCCCAGATCACGCTTCCGATAGCTGCGTGTTCTCTGTTCGACAATCAGAAGGCCGGGGGCTAACACACATGCCTGCTCCTGCTTGGGGTGCATATCATCAGCGCAGGCTCATTGTTCCATTTAACTACACGACAACTGGAACTTCTGGAAGTGAAGTAATTACAAGCCGCAATGTTACCGATGAACTGTTGTTTTCGGACGTTTTTGACAGCGATACATACGATCAGCTTCAAAATACCTTCAAGGTTACTGCTGGAATTTCAGATTACTTGCAATATGTTCATCCTTTCACCGAGGATCAAGCCATTGCTTTCAATCGTCATTCCATTCATCTAATCAATGGAGTATCGGGAACTCTGGCTGACATTGAGATTAGGGAGATTACGAGAGAGGCGGGTGTTGTGGCTCGGCGCTCGGTTGTAACCATTGCCAATCAAATCTTCTTCCT